AATAGGCATACCGAACACCTCGGAGAACTGGGACCAGTCCCCGGTGGTGTTGCGCTTGTATATCACCCAAGGGGCAGCCTTGGCAAGCAGCCCGAGATCCTCTGGTCTTCCGACAAACAGCAGATCGGGATATTCGTCCCACGCTATGCCGGTTATGTCGGTCTGGTGCCGGAGAATCAAACGGCGAACAGGATCCGCATGTTTGCGCGGGACGAGATTATAGTCTATCCACTCGCCATCCTTGAAAAACTGGCACAGCGTGAAGCCCCAGAACCGGGCGTCGATAATGTCGCTCACGAGCCTCGAGAACCAAGGGGAGCGGATCTGTTCGTTAACCCTATCATCCGGTTTGCCGTCACGCCTGAACTCTATGTCGGAACACAGTACCGCATTACGGCGCTTTTCGATTACACAGGACAGGTGCGAGTCCATAAGGATGTCGGCGTACAGGTCATATAACTTATAGCGACGGGGAAAGTCGATATTTTCGGCTGACCTGATCGCTTCTGTATAATCAGCTATGTCTATCCCGAACCGCTTAGGCTGTGTAAGCACTACAACCGGGGGACGGGACTGTCCCGGTTGTGGAACGTTACCACCGGAGGTTATCAATCCCGGGCGGCTTTCGGGATTATTATTTCTTTTGCTCATAATGGTGATGATTACATGTGGCTTACTCTTTTGGGATTGCTGCGTATGCGGAAGGTTGACCCTGACACACGTTCCTCCTCGGACAGAAGCGGGGCACCCTCGATCGATATGTCCTCACGGGCGACCGCCTTCATCCATTCCACCGCACGCTCGTAGCGGTCTTTCCGGATTTGGGATAGCTTTTGGGGATTGTGTATGCAGAATATGTGGTACACGGCAATATCGAGCACCATCATCAACACCAACTGGTGCCGGTCTTCGCCGGAAGCGGAGAATATGCGGTCGCAGTCATACCGTTTTGACAGGTAGCAGCGCATTTCCGCTATAGCCCTGTCCTCGCATATCTCCACGATGGTATCGTCATCACGGGTGAGTGCATCCAGTATCTCGCGGTGGATCGATGCTTCATAGTCTGTAAGTTGTACGAATTGGCTCATATATGATATTTATAATTTAGAGTCTCCGGTTATTGTGCTGACGTATTTCCGTACGCGATTTTGTCACTGGTGTTTCGGTTCTCCGCAGCAGCTCATTGAGTATTCGATTGCCGCCCTCGACAGCATCGGGGCCATCTGCCGGGTAGCGCAGCGTCATTGTGAATAGCCGGAACTGATCTTCGAGTTCTTTCATATGCGGATTATCACGTTCGGCTTCGTTCAGTATCAGATTACCCTCCCTGTTCATTGGCTCAAGGTTGGCTTCGATACGTGTTGCTTTATCAGTCTTTTTTCTCTCATCTGGACGGATGTACAACTGAATGCTGCGTTCTTTCCTGACCTTGGCGACAAGGGGGCGGAATACCTGCTGAAAAAATGGATCCTGCAGTTTATTGTTCTCCATATAGCAGTATACTGGAACGATCCCATTTACATACTCGAGAAGTTGCACATACCAATCTATGAATTCAGCATTAAGCGATTTAGCAAGTCGCGACTTTATGACATACAATTTTCCGTCGAGTTTCCCCAACAGCATGACAGCCTTGAAAGATTTTCCCTTCTTAGCCTTACTCTCGCCCGGAGACGGGTCCCCGTACGCCACAAGGAACTTGAACTTTTTAAGGGGTGGAACCTTGCCGTATGTGACATACTCGAACACCTCCCCGGCAGATATGGGATTGTTGAAATATTCACCCTGTGCAGCTTTGGTTGAGATTTTTGAAAGAGTGCGATCGATGAATTCCTCCGAGTTTTTCTCCGGCCAAGTTGAATTACCCTCCTTATCGCGAATATTCACGATGTCCCAGTGGTCGGCCATAGCTCCGGCTCTGACCACGCAACAATCCTTCGCGATAATATTTCCGCAGAATACTATCAGGGTTGGTGTAGATATCGAACGTGTCGGATATAAAGCCTTTTCCCACCACTCCCATCGCTTTTGTATGATATCGGGGTTTTTGCAATCTTCGTCGGTATCGAAATCGTCGACAAGCAACACGTCCGGTCTTATAGCCTCATTGCGTGAACCACGCGGAGATTGCCCGGCGCCAAGAGCGCGGAAAGCTACACCTCCTTTTGTCAGGAATTCTTCTTCTGTCCATGATCCCGGAGTCATTTGTGCGCCATAATACGCGGCAATACGTCCATTAACTTCGAGCATAGCACGGTATGGAGCCAAAAGACGCATGGCGTTATCTTTCGAGTTGGATGTCAGAATGACATTGCGCTTACGTCCCGTCAACGTCAGATACAGAACTATGCACATTGTGATGGTTGACTTCGCGAGCTCACGGCTCCAGGAGAGAACCTCGAACCATTCTCCGTTTGCTATGATGCGTCTGATTGCCCGTTTATGGAACGGAGCAAACTCGCTTTTGACATAAGGTGCACAAAAGAACTTGATCCATTCGATGGGATTCGCCTCGAGATATATGCGATGCTTCTCACGTTCGGCATGGGTCATGGTCTTGTCAACCGGGGTAGAACGCGCTATGTCCTTCTTGAACTTTTCCCAGTCCTGAAGTGCTATTTTGTCTGCCTGTTTCATAATTTATCTTTTATGTAAGCATCCGCGATCCGTGTCAATTCTTTGGCTCTTTCTATATCGTAAGGACGTAGCCACTCGATAAGTCCTGTAAGAACGGTTATAATATCGGCAATACCCGTTTCCTGCTCCATTTTTGAAATGGCCGCAGCCAGTTTCCCAAGGATGTCGGCCTCTTTGGATGTTGCAAAGCGTTCACCTTCTGGGCGGCCGGCAATTGTGCGGTTTATCTCGGCCACCTGACGGTATAAATTGCCGACCTGCTCCTGTCGCGTCAAGGTTATACCGACCTTCTGTTCCTCCCACTTGCCGGCGCGCACCCAATTTGAAACGGTCACACGGGAACATCCGACACGGTCAGCAATCTCCTGCTGTGTCAGATTTTCCCGAAGATACAATGTTTTGGCCCACTCCTTTTTCTGGGCGTTAGTAAGATCTGCCATAATCGTAATATTTGCGATGCGAAATTGCTATAAAAAAGGGAGTCGACGAAAGAGACTCCGCATGATAAAGTCTTATAACAGTGTGATAAAGTCTTAAAAATGTGTGATAAAACCAGCATTTTACGACGCCGTTATTTTGTGACAATTTTGCGGCATAAACCACGGATAAACTGTATCAAGTCCAGTTGTGATGAATAAATATTTCAATATACATACTGCCTCTAATGGCAATGTGACCATCTTTCTTTATGGTGAGATCGGTGACTATGGTGATGTGAAAAGCGGCCGTATCGCTGCAGAGCTGAAAGCAGCAGAAGGTACCGGAGCCAAAATCGATGTCCGCATAAATTCCATCGGTGGTGACGTCTATAGTGGTATAGCCATATTTAATGCCTTGAAAGGTAGCAAAGCTGATATCCATATCTATGTTGATGGCGTAGCGGCAAGCATGGCAGCTGTAGTGGCTCTTTGTGGTAAACCGGTCACCATGAGTAAATATGCGCGCCTTATGTTGCATAGTATCAGTGGCGGCTGCTATGGAAACAAAACAGAGTTGCGTAAATGTATCGACGAGATACAGGCTCTTGAAGATAGCCTTGCCGATATGTTGGCTGCCAAACTAATGAAAGACAAGGAATATATCAAAGCCACCTACTTTGATGACAATGATCACTGGTTGACCGCCGGTGAGGCTCTCGCTGTCGGACTTGTAGACGGCATATATGACGCAGATCCAATTCCTGATGACAGCACTCCGGAGCAGATATACAGCATATTTAATAACCGGCTTGAAAAGCCTTCAAACGACAACCAGATGAATTTAGAAGAATTTAAAAAGCGTCCACGCTTCAAGGATTGCGCGGATGACGCCGCGGTTCTCAGGGAGATTGACTCCCTTGAGAAGGCCGCAGGCAAGGTTCCCGGTTTGGAAAACGAGAACAGGGAGCTCAAGGAGAAGGTCAAAGGCTTCGAGGACAAGGCGGCCGAGGCAGAGGAAACGGAGCGTGCTTCCCTTCTCGACGCGGCCGAGCAGGACGGCCGTATCAACGCCCGGACGCGCCCCACATTCGAGAACATATTGAAGCGTGATATGGAGGAAGGCAAGGCTGCTCTTGCGGCTCTCACCCCCAAGCGCAAGGTCATGGAGGACATAAACCGTCCGACCGACAGCGATGGGCCGTTCGCACGCCGCATGAAAGAGATAAAAGACCGGCTCAAGAAGTAAAACCAACCATAATAAAGGACACTATGGCAATAGTAGTAAAAAACACCAATTACAACGGTGAGGTACTGGAAACCATCCTTACCACCGCCTCCACCGGCAATGAGCTTGTGAGCAAGGGACTCATCATGGTCATTCCCGGAGTGGAAAAGAAAATCAGCATCCCCCGTCTAAAAACGGGCAAGATGCTCCAGAAGCAAAAAGTCAATCCTACCGTAGAGGACAGCAAGGGGAACTTCGATTACAGCGAGCACTCCCTTGACCCCAAGGATTTCATGGCGTTCACCACCTTCAATCCCCGCGCGTTCGAGCATATATGGCGCAAATGGCAGCCGAAAGGGAACCTCGTGTTCTCGCAGCTTCCCCCCGAAGCCCAGAACGCTCTCCTTGACGCCCTTTCAAAGCAGGTGCAGTTCGAACTCGGCTGGCACTATGTCAACGGGGAATACGGCGATACCGACGAGGAGCTGATGGACGGCATCCTGACACAGGCCGCCAAGGACCCGGACTGCATCGTCGTCAATTCGGAAGGCACCACCATGCTTGGGGTACTGAAGGATATCCGTGCCTCCATCCCAAAGGCGATGCGCGCCAACCCGAACCTGCGCATCCTCATGAGCATCGACGATTTCGACCGCTACGATGACGAGCTTACCCAGCGCGAGCACAAGAACTCCGACGAAACCGAGATGAACCGTATGCGCTACAAGGGCATCACCATCGAAACGGTGGCCGCATGGCCCGACGGTGTCATTGTCGCGACCCTCTGCTCCCCGGATGCCGACGGCAATCTGTTTGTAGCGGTCAACCTTCAGGATGACGAGAGTGTGATCCAGATTGACAA